TCCCATGACTGATCTTGCCGCGGTAGCAATCCCGACAGCATGCTTTGCCTGTATCTTGTCACCCACCGCAGCGAATACCGCGCGCTCCTCGGAATCCATTGAGCACCAATCGGTGACAGAGACGCAGCCACCACCGCGCAGAAACATATCAGCCGCCGCCGCCAGTGTTAGAAGCCGCTCACGCTCCAGCTCCGGGTCGGGCGGTCCAGAATACGGATACACTCCAACGGACTCGCCGAACCGGCTCACGGACCCCACTTGACGCTACCGGCTGGCGACACCCCCTCCCGCAGGGCGAGGAATGTGCATAGGATCAAATGCTCCACCCTATGGCCTAGGTCCACCTCGAGCTCCTCCACGGCTTCTGGGATAGCGGACTCAAAGACCACCCTGTTGTGGCTCGCCTCTAGAGGCGTGAACTGTAGCCGAATGCTGTCCTGTGCGGTGAATCTGCCCGGCACATGCGTAGTCCCTGGCCACTGAACCTCCGGCCCTGCCTGGACGTTCTTGAACACCAGCGGGATAGCGTCAGCGTCCCAGCCACGCAGGGCAAACGCCATGCGCCACGTCTCGCCCAGGTAGACGTCCCCGGCAACCTCGATACCGAACTCCTCCATAACGATCGGCGAGCGTCCCTCAACCCTGCGCAGTTGGACGTCGCGGACCATGCCCAGCGTGGTCCCTGGTCCTGGATTGCCTACCGTGTCGAATGACAGGGTGCCGGGCACACGCAGCGCACTCAGGGCGGAACTAGCGGCCACGAGATTGCCTCTCTATTTCCCTCTCGACCTCGCGAATGATCATGCGCCGGTCGTCTCGGTCTATCACCAAGAACGGCCTCGCCCTGACATTCACAGTGAATGTCGGCTTAGAGAACAGCCAGCCTATGCCGAGCTCGCGCGCGCTTTCGTCCCTCCTGAGCCACAGCGTTAGCTGACGGCGCCCACCAGACGTCAGCGTGACATCTGACGAACCTCCTTCATTCTGCGTAGCGGCATAGGGCACCGTTGTCCCCACTGTGACGCTGCGGCCATTGGCGCCCACCGCCCACGTAATCGAATTCCGCAGCAGCCCGGTGTCCACCACGGCTGGCCGCGGCTCGAATCGCCTTGACTTGGGAAAGCCTCCCGCGTTGAGGTCCCGGACGATACCCGGGACATTGGGCACCATTCTCGGCGCCCATGCCTTGCTGCCTCTCCTCTGCTGGCGAAAGGCTGCCACTGCCCTACCCTGCATTAGGGCGCCAATGGCCTCCATGACCTCGCGCGGGCGCTGCAGCTTGTCGGCGAGGACTTGTATCTCGCCAGCGTCTCCGACCGTGACCTTAGCAGTCACTGTCCAGGTCTCCGTCGCCGCTCGGCGACTGCGGCGATACAGACGAAGGCACGTATCCGTCCCAGCGCCTACGGTCAAAGTCTGGCCTGCGTCCGGTCCTCTCTGTGGACGGCTCGAGCGTTGACGTGGTGCTCGGGAGCAGGCGTCGCTCACCGCCCCTGGTCTGTGCTAGCCGTATGAGTCCCTTTTGCCACCTGTCCTTGTGGGTCTCTAGATTCCGCCCGCTCGTCCCAGAGTAAGCGTGCAGAAAGAACATGACGCCCGACACGCCGACCGGAATGTGCGCCGCGTCTGCGTCGTCGTAAGCGATCCCGACCTCAACCAGGAAGGTAGCCTCGGCGTCAGCTATGGCCGCGTCGAAGACCCTGGGGTTGATAGCTTGGGCGGTCTGGCTGCGTTGGTTCGTGAGCTGGACCAGGAGCTTATCAGCGACCCTTGCTTGCGTGCTCGTCTTTAGGGTCACGGCTCCTCCTACGGTGGGTCGGTTAGCGTCGGGACTCCCGTGGTGCTGGGCAAATACCGGCCAAACGAGCGCCAAAGCCACTGCTGTATCTTCGAGTCAGTCGCAGCGAACACGTCTGCCACCTGAACCTGATCGTCGAGCAGGAACTTGGTGCCCGTAGACGGGTTGCCGGCTGCGCCGCTGATCAACTTCCACCAAGTACCGTCAAAGGCTGTCATGGAGGAGAAGTCCACCTCGTCAACCTTGACGCCTGTTCCGCCAGCCAGCAGCGTCAGCACGATAGATACCGAGGCGTCCTCAAGATTGAATGACGCCGGCCACAAGTCACTGTCGCGGTCAAACACAACTAGATTCCAAGCGTTGACTACCATGGCCGCAATGTCAAACGCCTGAGATATGGAGCCGATGGTTATCGTCAGCGTCCCGGCCGTCGTCCCGGTGCTGGGCAACACCCAGCAGGCGAATAGGTACGGGGTAGCCGTGCTGAGCTGTAGCCGATTGGCCTGGAATGTCTGAGTGGCTGACGAATTCGCCAGGAACACCAGCGACGTAGGCTGCGGGTCTCCGACCACGTCCCGCGCGTAATCGTTCTGGTCTAGCTGGAAATTCGTGGTGACGTCGAGCGTCCATCCGGTGATCGTGTCGCCAGCTTGCAGTGTGTAGAGTCCTGCCGCGAATACGCCCTGAATCGAGAAGCTGGAGAATGTCGGGTTGCGCAACAGCGAATCATTAGACGTGCGCGCGCGGAAATTCCTAACGACGGCTCCCGAGCCGCTGGTGTCTAGCGAATCAACTCCACCCGCAGCCCCGGCAGCCTCGAAGACCTCCTGGTGCCTATCGGCGCCTGTGTTCTCGTCGCGAATGCACTTGAATGACTTCGTCTCGACGAATTCGTTCTCGAGCGGGAAGGCGTTTTCGTCCTGCGTCAGCCGGACCAGGACGCCCTTGTTTGCGCCAAACGACGGGATAGCTCCATAGGTGATATTCCGAGCCTGGACCGTCCGCGCATTGTCTACGAAGTACTGATAGATACGGTCCAGCGCCCGCTGTGCGCTGCGCTCTGGCAGTTGGACAATGTGATGCGTGAATGCCGTAAGGACCGGAGACTGAACCGCGCCACCCGAGCTGATAGCCGCCGCCACCCGCTGACGAAATAGCCGAGCACCCTGGGCCTGAGACGCCGCGAAATCTGACTCCAGGCTTTGCGTATAGGTGTCCTCGTCAGCCACGACAGTCTGCGCAGCCAGAAGATGGTCAAGTAGCGCGACGGCATTCTGCCATTGTGCGTTTAGCTCGGCTTCGGTCGGGCTCGCCACAGTGGCTTACTCCTTGGACGAGCTCCGGCGACGGCGTCCGGACTCGGGCGCCTTGCTGGAGGTCTGCTCTTTCAGCACGTCGGCGATCGTCTTCTTCTGTAGCGGGAGGTGCGGGTCATTGCCCTCGACGAGCTCGAACCACATAAACTGGATCACCGGCATATCGCCCGGCATTGGCCGCCAGTTGCGGGAGCGCTTGTCGTAGACCCTGGCCCTGGCCTTTCGGCCTCGGGTCGTTCGTATAATCTTGTGTTGCGCCTCCTCAATGCAGCGCTCGAGCTGGCCCGCCTGCATACGCACATAGGCGCCCTGGAGGTCTACTCGCTCGGTCTCTGCTCCGTAGCCGGATACCTTTTGGCTCCGACGAGGAAAGCACTGCCCTCCGGCGAATATCTGGTGGATTGGGCAGTCTGCGTTGACTCCGATCCTATACAGCGTCTCGCCTCCCACGAGTGGAACAGCGTGCACCATGAGCAGTCTCCTTTGCTACTACGGCTGTGGCCGCGGCGGTGGATTGTTAGTTGTTGATCTTGACGGTGCCGTAGGCGGTATTCACGCCGTATCCGGCTCGCATGTCCAGCAGCGTGGCAAGGATCCGGTTGCGCCGTGCGCGCTCGGAGTTGTCCCGCGTCTCGTCGATCATGCGCGGAGCTCGCCGCATGGTCTCGAAGACAGGCTTAGGCTCGCAGCCGGTGAAGAACACGTACCAGTCGTTATCCGCGATCCGCTGAGTGGACCACAGACTGACGTTCATCCCGCTCTCGAGGATCGTGTTCGTGACGGACTGGCCGCCGCCGCCGCGGTCAACCGTGCGGCCTTGAAGGAATGCCTCCCGGAACACCTCCTCGTTTCCAGCGCCGTATATCACGAGCATGCCGGCGTCAATGTCGCCGTCAGCAAGCAACGGCTCACCCTCGGTGTCCTGGAAGAGCTTGGCCTGCTCGATCGCGCTCCACAGGTCAGAGCGGACCGCGCCCGACGTGGCGACGCCGGTCCCCGTCAACAGGTTACCGTTGGCAACGCCGAACCGCGGGTTACCGCCGGCAGTCGTAGCGTAGAGCGCTGCGCCGTCGGGAGCCGTTGGGATCTTCTTGAGCAGGATCGAGCTCGCAGTCCCTTGCAGAATCTGAAAGAACACCTGCTCGGGGAGCTGCGCAGCACGAATCGCCAGGCGCCGAGCGACCTCGCGCAGGTCGCCGAGCTGGACGTCCTCGACGTCCTCCTCATGGAAGCCGATCGCCTTGCCCCAGGTCAGGTTCTCGACCGTGTAGCTGATCGCGCGGTAGGCGTCCTCGACGATTGCCTCGCCTCGGTCGATCCGCTCGATAACCGGAGGGCTCTCGTAGTAGCCGAACCGCTCTCGTCTCTTGGACGACGGCACTGCCAAGCGCATTGCGCCGGGAAGCGACTGGTGACGTCCAACCGTGTCGGCGTACGTGCTGAGGAACGTTGCGTTAATGTCGCGGAAGAGATCGTCACTCGTCAGGACAACTTCGGGC